GGCAGAGTTAAATGTGACTCGTGAGCCAGTTATTAATACTGCTCCAACACCAACTCCAACCCCAGCTGAGACCCCAGCTCCACCCGTTAATGTGGATACACCGGTCGCGGACGGAGATGAAGATACGCTTAGTTATTTTGCCAAGTTGGCACAAAGCTAAGAGTTAAGAATCTCTCCATGGCAGAGGTCGGCATCAGAAATGGTGCCGACCTTTTTATTTAATAAGCAGGTGCAAAGGCTGCCATTGAAGTACGATCAATATGATTATTCATATTAGTTGTTTTAACAACAGATGAAGATGAATTATCAATATTTTGCATATTAGCAACCACACCTGTTGGCGCTACTACTGGAGTGGCTTTAGAGTTAGCTGTATCATTCTGAATAGCTTCCATCTGAGCACCAGTGCTAACACCCATAGGCATCATATATGAAAATCCTCCAAGGGTAGCTGCTGATTTTCTTCGTGCATTCGCTTCTATTTCTGCATCTATAGGTCTTCTTTGTTTAATGAATGATATCACCTCAGGTGCAGACATACCAGCAGTCTCTTCACTATACTTGGCAATCTCTTCAGGTGTTATCTCTCCTTCACGTCGAATGACTTTGGTTTCTGGTTTACCTTCCTCACCATAAACTGCATACTCATCAAAAGCCTCACTGAAACTCTTACCATCAGCAGGATTAATAGCTGCCTTAACTCCTGCCATCAATGCGCCCAAAAACTTGGGGTCAAATAATGCTTCAAAGAATTCTGCTATATCAGAGAAACCTCTTTCAATCATCTCTCTAATACTAAAGCTATCTAGAAATTCTGAGAAACCTTTAAACCCTAATTTATTCGAGATCCAAGAGATTACATCCTTTATTAAATCCACCGTGCTTCCTACCCATACACCGATAAAGGCTCCGATGGCAGACAATATAACATCAATCCCAATCATTATTGGATTTGTAAATTTAGTTTTATCAAAAGTCTCAAAAATAGACTTAACTGTAGCCATGCCCGCCAAGATGGGCATGAGAGCTTTACCTAGCAGTCTGCCAAGAGCACGGAATAATGGTCTGAATTTACCCAATAGTCCTCCAATATCTTTCACGGAACGCATCATGCTTGAGATTGGTCCCTTACCAGATGACAACTTACTTAATGCCGCTCCTATATCACTAAAGGCTTTTCCGACATCTTTGAAAGGTGATAGCAGTTTGCTTACAGCGGTTACACCCACACTCTTAATGGAAAGAGAAAGGGATTTAACTTTTGATCCCATGAATTTCAGAAGGTCAACAACCTGTCTAACACGCACAAATAATGCTCTCAGAAAACGAACGGCCCTTTTACCTAAAACCTTCCATGTGTCACCCTTTAAAATGTGTTTACTTTGTGCCTTTTTATAAACATCACCTATAGCTGAAAAAACTCTACTCAGGTATTCAAGCAACTTTGTGACTGGAGAGAATAAAAATTTAAGCGGCTTTACAATAGCGAATTTAAATAGTTTTACAAATATAGGAGCTTTAAACATAGATGCTAGACCTTGCATAAACCCTGCGGCGAATGAAGTGAGTAGCAACTTACCAAATACTATTACCTTCTGAGCGATTCCTTCTTTACCACTACCAAAATCAAACTTCAAATCTTCAGTGTTATCTTTAATATCTGATAACAAATCTAATGTATCAGATGCAACACTGTTTGCTTCTTTCTTATCTTCAAGAGTCTGTAAACTATCAGATTCAAGTGAAATCTTTAGAGCCTCAAGCTGCATGCTCTGCTCTTGACTTAGATTGTTCTGCTTATCAAGCAGAGAAACACTTATCTTTTGAATATTCTCAAGACGTTTCTTCTCTTCTTTCTCTTCTTTTAGAGATTCAATGAGCATTGATGGTAGTTGGTTTGAATCAGCCATTTCTATTATTTTTCACTCTTTCGTTTTCTTTTTTAATATAATCTTGCAGAAGTGATACATATATTTGCCTTTCCCACGGTATCATATTATCTAATTCTGTTAAACTATATTGATGATGTTGCATCATTGAAAAGTTGGTTTGATAGTGATTTGATAAAGAATCATGGGAAAGGCAGATTAGAAAAAAGATTCTAACCCTTCGATAATAATGCTATTATCATGACCACATTTATTACATTTAAATTTTACTTCTAATTGAAGCTTTGGTTGTGCAGACAAATATTTCTGAATTTCTTCTAGATGCTTGTGTGATAATGATTCAACAAATTCTTTTAAATCTTTTTCAGAAGTATCATCAGTATAATAAACACCATTGTTATCATAGATGGATTCTATACTAGCAATGATAGAATTGATAAAAATATCTTCATCCTTCTTTATTTTTGACAAATCTTCTGATTTAGCCAATGAGATAGGGCGCATAATGATACCAACTGTATCATTTAACTCAATCTTTTTATCTACACTATCATTTGGATTTTTTACTTCAGCATCCGATAGATTTACAGAAACTTCATTGTATTCTCCACACTCATCACATTTGATTTTAATCTCTGATGTTTCACCAACAGACTTTGCTCTGAGTTGAAGAAATAGATATTCTAGATCATATGTTGTTAATTCACTTGGATCAACTGTATTGAATGTACATGATTTGATAATATCTTTCAATGCACCTATAATCTGCAGATTATCCTTTGACTCTTGAGCCATCATGAGAATCTTCTCTTCTTTTACAAGGAAGGGACGAAACTCAATTGTCTTTTTAGATGACGGTATCACCGCCGTATATTTACTTGTTTCTAATTTTGGTAATGCCATACTATTACAATAATCTTGTTATTCCTCCAATCGCGTTCTTAATTCCAGAAAGAGCAGAGGACAATCCTCCTTCTGGTACAAAATCTTCATATGTCATTGTTACTGACAATTTCTGTATCCCATCTTGTGTAGAGTTATTTAGATCAACTGCTTGAACACTTACAGGATATGCATTTAATAATTTTATTCCATAAACAGGAATATTTTTTTCATTGAGTTGCTGAATAACAACATCCCTTTGATAATCAGCATTATAATTTAATTTATAACTATCTGGGTTAATGATCATGCTTGACCACTTATCAAACATCTTCTTCATATAATAATCATTAGTTAGATGAAAAGAGAATGTCACATCTTCATTGATATAACTATTAGGTACTTTTACAGTCTGTCTAAATTCTGAATGCTCAACTGTTTGTATTTGTCTGCCTGGTATTGAACAACTCTCGCATAATATTCCCACATCACGTGGATCATTTACTAATGATCTAGGATTAAAATTACCAGATATTGCGCTTATAGCAATTTCCTGTAGATCAATATTAAGTAAGGATTGCTCTGGTGGTGACATGAAGACCGCGAATCTGTTTGTTCTAGCGAGACCTCCACGTTTACCTATTGATGATTTAAAATCATCGATTGAACCTGGTGCTACTGTTGATGCTATATCTGTAAATAATGACATTATATTTTTTTCCTTGATTCAGCCCAGACCTTAGATTTATCGGCTTTCTTAAAGTTTTCTGTTGGCATAAACAAAACTGTTTCCCACTGATCAGCAGGAACTTCGACAATCTTAGATTTTACATGCTTGGTTAAATAGTGTTTAAAGCAAGGGCCGAATGCGCTCATCTTGGATGCACCCTTTAAAAGATCATATGATAATTTTAATTTTGTGTTACTATTGTAACTTTTATTATTTGCATATCCTGTAAGTTTATCAAAGAAAAGAGCCCTTTGCTTATGAGGTAAGTAGTGTAAATTCAAGCCATAGAAACCACCCTTTGCTTTTTCAACCATAAAGATCAAAGGAAATCTATCATAGTAAGGCAATGTTTTCTTATGTTTTGGATCATAGAAGTACATAAACATTCTACCAGATAAAGGTTTCGCGCGTGTTTTAAAGTTATCATCTTTAAGTAACTTGGCACGACTAATATTAGTCATATCCTTTAATTTACCACGAAACCATGCAAGAGATTTTTTAGTATTCTTTTCGATACCCGCCAAGTT